ATCGAAATTGAAAAGAAAAAAAGTATGATTAATAAAAAAACTACAATAAAAAATAACATTATCAGGATTAAGCATTTTAAATCATAAGACCCAAAAACTCGCTGTCTATGTTCCAAATTTTTTGAATCATAGACCTTGGAAAATCGGTGTCTATGTTCCACTTTCTTTCACCATATTATTTTTAATAAAATCTAATAAGAATTTATTTTCTACAAACATTGTCATTAAACCATTTGACAAAGCATTAACAATTGTTTCTTCTTTATTGGCTCCTACTAAATCTACTATTCGGTCTTGAAAAATTGCGTGTAATAGTTCATGTAAGATTGTATTGGTTAATTCGGGTGGTGTTATCTTATCATTATAAATTATTTTATTCTCATGATTAATAAACTCCCCAAAGTCTTCCATAGTTCTTGGCTCTATAACTATGGTTCTATAACCTATCTTAATAGAGGTTGGTACTACTATGTGATGCTTTATATTGATGTTGGTTATACTCATATCCTCTTTTAAATTATATTCCTCTAATAGTATATATTAAAATATTTTTCTATATTTGCCCTGTAGCATTTTCTTCTGTTCTATCTAATATGTTAATATTCTCCTTGCTATACCTTATAGAACGAATGATATTAGACGATAGATATATTAGTTGCTATGTAATATTTATTTTGTTTTCTTTTATTTTATTTATTTTTTTATTATCCAGAATGATTTATTTTGCCTAATGATACTAATTTTTTTAGAGTGCTTTTATTTGCCTGTTTCTTTCCAGGAAATAGTGAGCTCATTATAAAATGTTTTGTAATTTCAAATAATATTAAAAAAATTAGCACAGACAATCATCTTTTTGTTATGTAGAAATCTAAAATAGGTTTTAATAGCATTTGAAATAGTATAAAAGAAATATAAATCAACGCATATCAATTCAGAACCAAGCACTATAAAAGAAAAAAATAGTAAAAAATAGAATAGAAAGAGTGGAACAAATTTAGCGTTTTCAACATTAATTCCTGGGCTTGCTCCACCTTTTAGGTATTAACATTATGGGTAATTAGGAGATAGGTATTATGGGAAATAGAGGTCCAGAACCAGGAAGTCAAAGAGTAGGTGGCAGACAAAAAGGCACACCAAACAAGAAAACAAAAGAATTACAGGAAAGAGTAAAGAAATATATGCTAGAGCAAGGAATAAAAAATTTCGATCCACTCGTAGCACTTGCTGGTATTTCAGTGGACAAAAGTACACCTTTAAAGTTAAAGGTAGAAGCATTAAAAGAATTAGCACAATATTTACATCCTAAAAGAAGAGCAGTTGAATTTTCTGGAGAGCAAACTATAAATGTTGAATCAAAAGAAAAGAAAATAAAAGAGTTAGATGAATTAATAGAGAAAATACAAACTGAAAAATTAGCTGAGAATGGAAAGTTGTTGAATTAGCAACCAAGAACCATAAACAAATAGCTTTACTTTAAAGGAGGAAACTATTATGAAATGGTTAAGCAAAAAATGGAATAAATTTTTAGACTGGTTATTCAAAGATTTTTATAAAAAATAAGGAGGAACCCAAAATGGGCAAAAAGAAAAAAACTAAAAAGAAAAACAAAAACAAAAAGAAAACAAAAATAAAAAGAAAAAGATAGATTCTTCAGTCCAATAGTATATTATTTGGACAATAGAAGTTTTTATTTGACGTAAGCAAATCTGACTAATATACTAATATGGTAATATATAGATGGATAGCGTTCTTTTTAGCAATGGTTTCGGTTTATATATTAACAAGACCTGAAGTAACAATACAGTGGGTTGGTTGGGTGTTCGCATTCTTCTCTTGTTTGTTATGGATGATTATTGCTTATAAGGATAAGGATTTACCAAGAGGATTAATGGAATTAGTTTATTCTGTTATGGCAATTTGGGGTATTATTAACTGGTATGGCTATTAGAAAAGAATTAACAGCACTTTCAGAAAGCGAAATAGAATCGAGACTCTTAAGATTGAAATGGATTAATATGGCTCGACCTAAACAGCTAACACCACATGGCGAATGGTCGATATGGCTAATTTTAGCTGGGAGGGGATGGGGAAAGACCTTAACAGGTGCACAAGATATGGCGTGGTTTGGATTATCCAATGCAGATAGTCGTATTGCTATAATTGCACCAACCTTTGCAGATGGTAGAGATACCTGTGTTGAAGGAGAATCAGGTTTATTATCAATCTTGAACGAAGAAACAATTGCTAATTATAATCGTTCACTTGGTGAAGTAGTTTTACATAATGGTTCTCGTTTTAAAACCTTTTCCGCAGATTCACCAGAACGATTAAGAGGTCCACAACATCATCGAGCATGGTGTGACGAACTTGGTTCTTGGAAATATACTGAAACTTGGGACCAATTAATGTTTGGCTTAAGATTAGGTCAAAATCCTAAAGTGGTTATAACAACAACTCCTAAACCAATTCCTATAATTAAAGAATTAGCAAAAAGAAAAGATGTACTTGTGACTTCAGGTTCAACTTTTGAAAATGAAAAGAATCTTGCAGATGCAGCAGTGATTGCATTAAGAGAAAGATATGCAGGAACTCGTTTAGGTCGTCAAGAATTATTTGCAGAAATTTTAGAAGATGTTGAAGGTAGTTTATGGAGTCGAGATATGCTTCAAAATGCAATGTTAAAATATAATGAAAAACTTCCAGATTTTAAAAGAGTTGTTGTTGCTGTAGATCCTGCTGTAACAGCAAATAAAGATTCTAATGAAACAGGTATTGTTATTTGTGCGATTGACCATAAAGGACAATACTATGTTTTAAATGATATATCAGGAGTTTATACACCTGATACTTGGGCAAAAAAGACTGTTGAAGCATACGAAAGTTATAAGGCAGATAAAGTAATCGCTGAAGTTAATAATGGTGGTGATTTAGTTCAGAAAGTAGTTAAAACAGTAGATCCGAATGTAAATTATAAAGCAGTAAGAGCAACTCGTGGAAAATTTGTAAGAGCCGAGCCAATTGCTGCATTATACGAACAAAAAAGAGTTAAACATGTTAATCGTTTTAGTTTATTAGAAGACCAACTGTGCACTTACAATCCTGAAATAAGTTCTATATCTCCTGACCGATTAGATGCTTTAGTTTGGGGTTTGACAGAGTTAAGTGCTAGGTCAGGTATTGCAAATTGGAAAATATCATGATTAATTTAAAAACTCATAAAGAAAAATTAGCTGAATGGCACTTGCAAAACCGATTAAGACGCAATTGGGAGACTAAATTAGCAAATCAAATAAAGATAGAAGTTAATAGAACTGCTAAAATTATAGCAAATGACTATGCTATATCTGGTCGTCAAAGTATGGGTAATGCACAAAGAGAGCACTTTAATCGTTTAAAATCAATACTATATACACATTGGAGAGCAGTAGCTTATGAATTTCGTAAGAGAATACTATCTTTATTACGATTAGTTCAGGAATCAGAACGAAAAGAATATGAAGATGAATTTGATAAAGAATTTGAAAATTTTTTATTTACTTCTGGGGCAGAAAAGGTTAGTAATATATCAACTACAACTATTGCTAATATTCAATTGGCAATAAATAGTGCGCAAGTTGATGGACTTGATGTTTATCAAACTGCGAAAAGAATCACAGAACTAACTGCAATTGGTTCTATAACTAGAGCAATATTAATCGCCAGAACTGAAACACATCAAGCTGCAAATTTTGCAAATTTTATAAGTCTTGATGTTGTAAACATTCCTAATACAACAAAGGAATGGGTTTCGGTTAATGACGATAGAACAAGAGACGACCATTCTGCTGCAAATGGACAAATAGTTCCAAAGAATGGAATGTTTGTAGTTGGGGGTGCGCCATTAAGATATCCTGGCGACCACATTGGTCCTCCAGCACAAGTAATAAATTGTAGGTGCACTTTTGTGGTGAATGTACCTGAACCAGATTTTGGAGGATTTTAAATTATGGACTTTTTAAAAGATATGTGGAGTGATACACCAAAGAAAGTTAAGTATATTGTTATAGGTATTGTCGTAGTCGTAGTCATATTACTGATAACATAAATGATAGAGCAAGCAGAAAAAATTAAAGTTATTTTAAATCAAGAGGAACAACCTAAAGTGGACGAAAACGAAAATATTATTCATGAAGCAGATAATGCTTCTGAGTATGAAACAATCAAAGATAAAACTTGGGTAGACAATTCAATTTCAGTAAAAGGACAAAGACAAATATTCGAATGTCAAATTAAAACACAAAAAGATGACAATGGAACATTTGAAGGTTATGCTTCAACCTTTGGCAATGTCGACAAAGGTAATGACATTGTAGTTAATGGAGCATTCAAAAAAAGTTTAAGACGAAGACCTTTCAGTAAAGTTAAATTACTTTATCAACATCGAACGGATGAACCAATCGGTGTATTCAATAATATGAAAGAAGATAAAAGTGGTTTATTAGTTGAAGGTCAATTAGCAATGGGCACTCAAAGAGGAAGAGAAACTTTTGAGTTAATGAAGATGGGTGCACTTGATGCTATGTCAATCGGTTTTAAGGCAGATCCTAGAGCGCAAGTCTATGATGAAAAAAGACGAAGAAGATATTTAAAGGATATTGACCTTATGGAAGTTTCCCTCGTGACTTTCCCCATGAATGATAAAGCTGTTATTCATGCGGTGAAAGGTGCGGATCGTACTATTCGTGAATGGGAGGATTTACTGCGAGATGTAGGAGATCTATCACGAACAGAAGCCAAGATTGCAGCAAAAGCTGTGGTCGATGCACTTGAGAAGCGAGAAGTTTCTGAAGACTTTGGTGGCTTAATAGAATCTATAGAGAAAGTGAAGAAAGTCTTAACAACAACTAAACTAATCCAATAGGAGGATTATCATGGCTGATAAAGAACAAGTCAAAACTGCTGTCGAAAGTTTAGGCTCTGCATTTGAAGAGTTTAAAAAAACTAACGACCAGCGACTTGCTCAAATTGAGAAAAATGGTTCTGCTGATCCTGTTACAGAAGATAAGTTAAAAAAGATTGAGTCCGATATGGATAAAATCGAAGAACTTAATCAAACTGTAGCAAAGCAAACTATTGCTCAAAAAGAGCAAGCAGAAAAAACCTCTCGTTTGGAAAAAGTGTTGTCTAGACCTGCCTCTTCAAAAGATGAACAAACCAAAGTCGATGAACAAAAGAAAATTTTCGACAATTATCTAAGAAAAGGCAAAGACAACCTTGATCCAGATGAGTTGAAAGTCTTGACAGCTTCAACTGACACTGCTGGTGGCTATTTAGCTCCACCTGAGTATGTCAAGGAGTTGTTAAAAACTATAACAGAACTATCACCAATTCGTGGTATATCAAGAGTGAGAAGTACAACTAATAGATCGGTACAAATTCCAAAAAGAACAGGTCAATTTTCTGCAGCATGGGTTGCTGAGCAAGGAACTAGATCTGAAACTACTGGATACACTACTGGTTTAGAAGAAATACCTGCTCACGAATTATATGCTTTAGTCGATATCTCTGAACAAGAGTTAGAAGATTCAGTCTTCAACTTGCAAACAGAAATGTCATTAGAGTTCGGTGAACAGTTCGCAAAAGCGGAAGGCTCTGCGTTTGTAAGTGGAAACTCTGTAGGAAAACCAGAAGGATTTTTAACTAATTCTTCAGTAGCAACTGTTAATTCAGGTGCTGGTACTGCTTTAACAGCAGATGGTCTAATCAGTCTTTTCCATGAACCAAAAGCAGAATATGCAGCAAATGGAACTTGGGTTTTCTCAAGAGCAACATTGTCGGCTATCAGAAAGTTAAAAACTGCTGGTAATGACTATGTATTCCAAGCTGGAAATCAATTAGCAACAGGTATGGTATCAACTATTTTAGGTGCTCCATACATTCAAGCTACTGATATGCCAGCAGTTGGTGCAGGAAATAAACCAGTTGCTTTCGGTGACTTTAGAAGAGGTTATTTGATAGTTGATAGAGTATCTTTAGCGATCTTAAGAGATCCATTTACTCAAGCGACTTCAGGTAATGTCAGATATGTTGCTAGAAAGAGAATTGGTGGACAAGTGATCCAAGCCGAAGCAATTAAAACTCAAACAGTATCTGCTTAATAGGAGGGCATGAAAAATGAAAGATCTGAAAAATAATATCTCAGTAGTTCAAACTATCGCTCCTGTCGCAGGTGATGCTGATGCAACTGGTGCTTCAGTTGATTTACAAGGGTACGAATCATGTACTTTTGTTATCAATTTAGGAACAGCAGGGATAACACTATCAGGAAGCAATAAGATCGAGTTCGAATTAGAAGAAAGTACTGATGATTCAACTTGGACTGATGTGACTGCTAGTACATCTGTAATCGGGGCAACACCAGATTCATCTGGTAAAATAGCAACATATGATGCTTCTTCTGAAGCTGATTCTGCTGCAACTGTTGCTTACATAGGCGACAAGCGATATGTTAGAGTCATAGCAAATTTCTCTGGTACGCATGGAACTGCGACACCATATAGTGTAACAGCTATAAGAGGAAGTGCTAGACATAATGGCTAATTGTCATTAGGTTAAAACATTTAAAGTGGGCGAGCAATCGCCCACTTTAGTTAAAATAAAATAAAATAAGGAGAAAATATGTTTAAATTTGATTCAGATATTCCAACTTACGCAGAATGGAAAACCCAGTTGGAAAAAATGACGAAAGACCAACCTGAACAAGCTAAAAAATATCAGGAGCAAATTCAGAAATTTTGGAAAGATTTTTACGAAGATGCGTTGTCTCCGTTTAAAATAAAATAAGGAATAGAATATGAAAATAAAAATGTTAGTTAGTGCACTTGGTGCTTCAACTCCTGAAGGATCTATTGCTATGAACTATAAGATGAATGAAGAATATGATATGTCACAGTCTTGGCAAGTAAAAATTGCTAATGCTTTTATTTCTTCTAATTTAGCAATGGAGATTAAAACAGCTGAAATAAAAGAAGTGAAAAAAGAAGAAAATATATTTACTAAAGTTAAAAAAAAGATTAAAAGGAATACTAAATAATGAATGCAGGCATAACTCATTTTACTTGTGACCAAGGTGCTACATTTAGAAAAACTATAACACTGTATCAAAGTAATGGTACGACTGTAGTAGATTTAACTGGGTATTCATCAAGAATGAAAATTAAAACAGAACATGGTGGAACTTTGCTTAAAAGTTTAACAAGTGCTACTGGACAAGGTTTAACGATGGGTGGTTCAGCAGGAACACCAACGAATGGGGAAATAGATATTTTAATATCTGCAACTGATACTGCTGCATTAGATGCAAATGTCATAGGAGTTTATGATTTGGAAATTGCTAGTAGTGGTGGAGTAGTAGATAGAGTATTACAAGGTAAATTTATGATAACACCAGAGGTGACAAACTAATGGCAACAAGAAATAAAGTAACAGTAACAGATTCTGGAATGGTTAAAGTCGTTTATGTAGGAACTCAAGGACCAGCAGGAAGTTCTGCTTTTTTGGGTTATCCTATTGACCAAGATGCAACTGCTTCAGGTAATGAAGTGTTGCAATTTAAATCGGCAGCAGGTGAATGGCAAGGCGTCACATCACTTGAAGGTTTAACAATTGACGCAGGTACATATTAAGGAGTAAGTCATGGCTAATGTAATAAAAATAAAAAGAAACACTGGCTCGACAGCACCAACTACTTCTAATATTGCACAAGGTGAATTAGGTATATCGGAATCTAATAAGATTCTCTTTTATCGTGACGCAAGTGATAATATTTTAAAGATTGGTGGTGAAGGA